TGCCGGAGTGGGATGGCCTCACTTATGTAAGGTCACAGGAAGATCCCCGTGATCCAAGGAATAATATTCCACAGGCCCTTAAGGACAATCTATTCCCCCGCATAAATATGGACGGCGTGGACTTTACAGGAACGTTTTTGGGGCTCCTAATGATGCCTCCGGGGCCATTTGGAATTGTATATCTGTTGTTGATGCTGCTTAAGAATGCTTTGGATGATGCCATGAAGTCAGATCAATCCGCCGAGGATGATCAACCAATTAGCAATCTTTCCGAGGAAGAAACTGCGAGTCAGTGTTAATTATAGGGAGGGATTAATATTATGTCCGGGATTTCACCAAAATTACCATTAACGATCGACAATGTTGATGGACCATATCGTTTAATAAAAAATTATACCGCATTGGCAACACAAAACTTTAAAATGCTTTTGCTGACAATACCNGGGGAAAGAATTATGAACCCAGATTTTGGGGTTGGTTTAAAAACGTATCTTTTTGAACAGAATGTTCCCGGGACTTATGAAGCAATTAATAACCGAATTTTATCACAGACGTCAAAGTACTTGCCTTTTATTAAGTTAAATAAGATTAACTTTTCGGTTCCAGAAGGTGCTCTAGATCTGGATCCTCATGATTTATCTATTTCTATAGATTTTACAATTGTACCTTTACAGACATCTACAACACTTCAAATTGGAATTTGATAACTAATTACTAACGGACTTTTCAATGCCAAAAAAATTACAATCAATAGATTATACTAGTCGAGACTTTGATTCGATTAGAAAAGATTTAGAAAACTACGCCAAACGTTACTATCCCAATACTTACAAGGATTTTAGTGAAGCTTCGTTTGGTTCTTTAATGCTCGACACTGTTTCCTATGTGGGAGATATTTTGTCCTTTTATGTGGACTATCAAGCAAACGAGAGCTTTTTGGACTCAGCTATTCAGTATAGCAATGTGGTACGACACGCGCGCCAATTTGGCTTTCGCCTCCCCAGCAGTCCCTCATCTTACGGGCTTTTAACTTTTTATATTAAGGTACCTGCTGCTAGCGTCGGTGGGGGCCCCGATTTAAGATATGCAGGAGTTTTAAAGGCTGGCTCTCTGTTCGGTTCTGGTGGCGGAGGATCCTATACGCTGTTAGAAGATGTAGATTTCGCAACACCTACCAACCAGATGGTGGCGGGTGAAGCTAATGCCACCAACGGCAACACAACATCTTACATTATTAGGGCTCTTGGACGAGCCGTTTCGGGCCACGCCGCCGTAGAAGAGCGCGAGATAGGAAACTTCCAGAGGTTTTTGAAAGTTAGTTTATCTAATACAAACGTGGCAGACATTTTAAGTGTTGTGGACACCGAAGGCCACGAGTATTTCCAAGTGGACAATTTATCTCAAAACATTATTTATAAAGCGATTCGCAATAGCGGCGCCAGCCGGTCGGCAGTACCAAGTATCTTAAAAGCTGTCCCAGTGGCCCGTCGCTTTGTTTTGGAACAGACGTCAATTGATTCGTATCTTCAGTTTGGATATGGCTCAGATTCTGAGTTGTTAAGCAATACGGTGCTGGATCCAACCAATCTGATGTTGGATTTAAATGGTAGAGATTACATAACAGATGCTGATTTTGATCCCACTAAACTTATAAGTACTGACAAATTTGGTATTGCGCCGTCAAACACTAAATTGAGAATTTCTTATAGACTTAATTCCAATCGTGATGTAAATTCTGCTATAAACACTATTAATGCTGTTAATTCTGCAAACTTTAAGTTTCGCGACCAGGCATCGCTTACTCCAGATATGCGAAATACCGTAGTTGCATCTTTAGAAGTAACAAACGAGCAGCCTTTTGTTGGAAACATTTCGCTTCCCTCCTCAACTGAAGTTAAGGAGAGAGTTAGAAGCTATTTTGCAACACAAAATCGAGCAGTAACCGCTCAAGATTATCAAGCGATTGTGTATGCTATGCCTGGAAAATTCGGATCCGTCTTTCGCGCCCGCATTGTAAAAGATTTTGCCGAGTTCAAGAGAAATTTGAATTTGTATGTAATTTCGACAGACACAAGTGCCAAATTGATAGCTGCCAATTCTGCGCTAAAAGGTAATGTAAAAAATTGGATAACTCAGTATAAAATGATTAATGATACTATAGATATTCTCGATGCTGAAATAGTAAATTTTGGAATTAAATATCAGATTACTTTAGAATCCAATGCAAATCGATACACAGTAATCAGTCGGGCTAGTACAAGATTGGCGTCCTTCTACAATGATAATCCCTACGATATTGGTGAGAGACTTTTAATAACAGATGTTTATAGAGAGTTATTAAAGGTAAAGGGGGTTTTAGATGTCTATGATGTACAAATAGTACCAAAGCAGGGGGGCCCATATTCCGAAAGTAACTATGACTTTCAAAGTAATATGTCAGCTGACGGGCGCTCCATCAACGCTGCTGAGACTACAATTTTTGAATTGAAGTTCCCCAACAATGACATTCAAGGATCTATAAGATAATGGCAATTGCCAGGTACGTCGCGGACATCGACACCACCATTACAAATGCTTTCGAGGCTGACCTTACTACACGTGGTACTGGCTCAAATATGGGTTATGCTGACTCCCTAGAAATTTTTTCAATTTATGGACAAGTATCAGGTAGCACGGGACAATCCCAGGAACTATCGAGAACCTTAATAAGATTTCCGATTACTTCCATTACGGCCGATAGAACGGCTGGTACTATTCCCGCTAGTGGAAGTGTGTCGTTTTATCTTAGAATGTTTAATGCTGCTCATCCTTTCACGCTCCCCCAGGATTTCAATTTGACGGTGGCGCCAGTTTCTCGTTCATGGGCAGAAGGAACTGGACTTGACATGGACAACTATCTGGACTTGGGTACCTCTAATTGGATCAAGCCTGATGACTCTAACACGTGGACCAACATTGGGGGAGATTATATCACGCAGGATCCGGGTTCAACTTATAATATTAATTTTGCACAGGGCTTTGAAGACATTCAATTAGACATAACTCGAATTGTAGAACAGTGGGTCGACGGTACTTACAGTAATTACGGCCTCGGCCTCCGTTTAACAGCTAGTGAGGAAGCTTATTTTTCTAGTTCTACGGGGGCGGACACAGGAAAAATTATCAACAATACGAATGGTGCACAGCAATCTTATTATACCAAGAAGTTTTTTGCTAGATCTAGCGAATTTTTCTTCAAGCGTCCTGTAATCGAGGCCCGCTGGGATTCTCGGGTTTCAGATGATCGCGAGAACTTTTATTATTCGAGCTCTCTGGCCCCGGCAGCTGATAACCTTAATACATTGTATTTGTATAATTATATCCGTGGGCGCTTGGTCAATATTCCGGTGGTTGAGGCCGGGAGTACTCTGATGGTTTCCCTTTTTTCAGGTTCGACAGCTCCTACCGGCTCAAAGTTAACTCTATATGACGGCAATCTCAATACGACAGCTTCTTGGGTGTCCAGGGGCGTTTATTCCGCCGAGATGGCCATAACCGCAGCACTTTCGACGGAGCTACCAAAGGGGTTGACCGTTATGTATGATGTGTGGCATAACCAATCCAGCGCTGGCCCGCATACTCTTGGGACAATCCAGTATTTTACAGGCTCTATTTTCCCAGAGCACATGCCTACCTATGATTCGGCACCAACTTTTACTCAACTAACGAGTTGCAGAAATCTTAAAAAGTCTTATTCTACTAGTGACACGGCGAGGTTCAGATTCTTTGTTCGCGATAGAAATTGGAATCCAACGATTTATGTGAAGGCGACAGCTAACAACCCCACACAGATTATTACTAGTGCTTCATACAACATCCGGCGCACAACGGATGACTATAACGCAATCCCGTATGGCACTGGCTCCAGTTATAGTACTTATTTGTCTTACGATAAGGAAGGTAATTACTTCGACTTAGACATGTCGTTATTAGAGCCGGGATATATGTATAGGATAAATTTATCCTATTATAATGATAGTATAGGTGCATGGCAAGAGCAGCCACAAACGTTCAAATTTAGAGTTGACTGATAATTAGAACATGGGTTTTAAGGACTATTACGATAAAGCAAAGTCTATCCAAGCACTATCCGACAAATCGGCCGCCCAAATCGGTGATGAAGTTGAATCTGCTGGATATCATACCGCAGATATAATTCGCGAAGAGCGTTTTATACCTCGTGCTAATTTTAGATTCCCTAAAAACTTTGCTCGATACGGGTCGGCGGAAGAGTATTACTCTCTAGCTCTGAGAAAGATTTATGAGGATTATCCTTATGATGGGTCTCTCAAAGAAAGGGTGGAGTGGGAAAATAGTTGCACCTACCTAGACCTTCACGTATTCGATAACGAATACCCGCGCACCAATGGTTATATTAATTTCTCCGCCGGCGAATGGGGTGATCTCGACGATATGCGGGAAGGCTATGGTCTTCCCACTGATGTAGAATACATTTATCTTAAGGGGGGACCCCATGCCAATCCTGATGGGATGGTCCCCTACTCAACTCAATTTACGGGAGCAAATTATTATGAGCCCATTCGAAATCGGGAAAATAATTTACAATTTGATTTATTAAGTAAGGGCGCCACTGTAGAATTTTGGATGAAGAAGGAAGCCTTCGATCTCGCAAAAACCGAAAAAGAAGTTATTTTTGACCTCTGGAACGGCAACGCATCGGGATCGGGTAACTACGGACGTTTTAGACTAGAATTAACTGGTGCCTCCGGCGCCAACTGCTTCCGTGCGACCGTATTGTCAGGCGGCCATGGATTCGAAATGCAATCTGTCGCTGCCAGCACGGTTACAAGCGAGACCGTTGCAGATGGAGTTTGGCATCACTATGCACTTACACTTATGTCGGCTTCCAATGGCGTACTGAGTAATTTTTATTTAGATGGAAACTTGAATAAGTCTAGCATTTTGGGTACCTCGATGGACCTTAATGAGATTACTGGCGCCCTTCGAGCAAACATTGGCGCCTTGATTTCTGCTCCAGCATCTTCATCGGCTGCTCAATACGCCGGCAAATTGTCGGCTTCATTGGATGAATTTCGCTACTGGAAGACTGAGCGCAGCGGCCAAAAGATTGGTCGCCATTGGTTTACTCAAGTGGGCGGCGGTACAAACGATGATCCGAAACCGTTTAAAGAGACGCGAGAAAACGTAAACACTAACTTGGGTGTTTACTATAAATTTAATGAAGGAATTACAGGAGTGGCGGCCACTGATTCTGTGGTTCTTGATTATTCTGGTCGTATTACCAACGGTACCTGGACTGGTTACACGTCCGACTCTCGCGCAACCGGCTCAGCGATTGTATTATCAAAGGCGGCAATCAAAGAGTTCAAAGATCCAATTATTTATTCGTTCCATCCTGAAGTGTCCGAGCTCGCCGTTCGACTGCAGTTAACCGGTTCTGAATACGACGTTAACAATAATGCGGCCATGTTTAATTCTATTCCGTCCTGGATTACGGAAGAGGATGAAGAGGGACAGAGGCAATTAAAGCAGCTTATTCAAATAATGTCAAGTTATTTCGACACTTTACAGCTTCAGGTGCAATCATTATCTGACCTAAAAAACATAACTTATGCTTCTGGCAGCCACAAGCCATTGCCCTTCGCAGATCGTTTGCTGAGATCCTCAGGCTTTATGGCGCCCGATCTTTTTATCGACGCCGACGTATTGGAAAAGCTGGCTGATCGCAGCGAGGATAGGTTATACGAAAAATCATTAGCGGATGTTAAGAATACCATTTATCAGAACATCTACAACAACTTGGTTTACATTTACAAGACAAAGGGAACGGAAAAGGCTTTCCGTAATCTAATTCGCTGTTTCGGTATTGACGATGAGCTCGTCAAATTGAATATGTATGGTAATGGAATTCAATATGAGATTCGAGACAATCGCCGCACCGTTTCGGTTGTAGACAAGTTTGTCGATTTTAACACCGAAGATAATCGAGGAGGCACTGTATTCCAGTTCCAAGACCCTACAGATACCACCAACACCACAGGGTTTATTCCGGCTAATACAAGGCTCAGCGGCGGCTTTGCGCAGACGTTGGAAGCTGATATCCTGTTTCCTCTCAAGCCCGATGAGGATGCATCGTTTTATTACAACACAAATACTATAAGTGCTTCTCTTTTTGGTGTTCATACCGCCCATGATTCCGAAGATTTTACCACGTGGGGAACGTCCCCAGCGGATACCACCAATTTTCAGGTTTATGCCGTTCGAGACGAATTAGCTTCGGATAGTGTTCGATTTGTGCTTACGGGGACTGCTGGCGGCAGGGTGCCCCCCCTGGTATCCGATCTTTATGAAGAAGTTTATGATAACACCTATTGGAATTTGGCGGTCCGCGTTAAACCAGTAAGTTATCCTCAAGCCGGTCAAGTCCTGGGCGCGGTTGCTTCTGGGCCCATCAATGACTACATCATAGAACTTCACGGTGTACAGTTAGATGCCGGAGTTGTAAGGAACGAGTTTACTTTAACTGGCGAGGTCGAGGGCGCGCCCGTGGGATTTATAACTGGCAGCAAGAGGGCCTTTATCGGAGCACACAGGACCAACTTCACCGGCGCAATGTTGTCGCCGTCAGACGTGAAAGTTAACGCGTGTCGTTATTGGTTAGACTATGTGGATGATGCGACCCTCGTCGGCCATGCCTTTGATACTCAGAATTATGGCTCTTTGCAACCACATCGTTATGCATTCCCGTTTATTCCTTCGGCTTCATTTGGCGACATACTACAGGCCGATACACTGATGTTTAACTGGGAGTTTTCTCAGAATACCGGCTCGAACGCTTCTGGAGAATTCATTGTTGCAGATCAATATTCTGGTTCAGCTGCTACGGCTGGTTCAAGATTCGATTGGCTCGGAAATTTCTTGGGTATCCAATTCCCTGGTAAGGGCCAAGGATTCGAAGCTTCATCAATAAAAGTGGTAGACAAAGACCATGTGATTTCTTCAAAGCTGCAGCTACCCGAGAACGTACAGTCGAGTGACATGGTTACCGCTCTCGGCGCTCAAGAACAGCAGATATTTACGAGAGACTCCCGGCCTGTCAACTATTTCTTTGCCTTTGAGAAGAGCATGGCGCAGGCACTTTCAGTGGAGATGATTAACTATTTTGCCACGTTGAAGGATGTTAATAATTTAATTGGCGCCCCGGTAAATCGATACCGCCCCGAGTATAAGGGTTTGAAACTTCTACGTCAGCGCTTCTTTGAAAGAGTTGGCAACACCGAAATTGATTTTGAGAAGTTCTACGAGTTCTACAAGTGGTTTGATTCTTCATTAACAGCAATGTTGCAACAGCTTGTTCCGGCCTCAGCAGATTTTGCTGAGAATGTGCGAACTATTATCGAGAGCCACATGCTGGAACGCAGCAAGTATCAAAGTAAGTTTGTAAATGTTAAGCAGCAACTTGGTGACCCTGAAGGCATCCTACAGCCTGGCACTGTGAATACCCAACAGGGTACATCTCCAGACAGCGACCCTACTGGAACTGGCTTTTACTCTGCAAACGCGCACGGCCGTCGCCAAATCGGAACGTCGCAACCGATCAACTTTAAGAATTGGAGATTTATCCATGCTCCCGCGCCAGAATTGGGAGAGTCTTTTGCACCTTTAGATAAGAATTCTATTTGGTGGAAAGAGAAAGCGGCGCGGAATACTCTTGCTCTTGTTGAATCCACTCCCGATGCCGATCCGGCCGCCCTGAAAAATAAGCAAGTAATACTGGAGATGGCTAAAAAGACGGACGCTAGAGCACAGCTGGCTCCTTATAAATTCGGGGCTGAAGGTAATTCTACTGTCGGCGGAGTTGGGTTTGGTATTAATAAAAAACTTGATTTTGTTTTCGTAGCAACTTCTCCATTCGGCGGTCTACGAGGAGGCGCCGCTAAAAATGTGATGGTAGGCTTCCGCAACGAAGTTGAAGAGCTAATGAATACAAAAGATGTATATTGGCCATCCTACAAACAACGTCTTGGGTTCCAGATGAACCCCGACATCAATCGCTCCGAGCGCGACCTCCATAAAGGCGATGGCAACATGTTGGCGCCTTTTAGTATTTACTCTTCTTCGGTTACGACCGGGCAGAACCTGCAGGTTATCGAGAATTACGCACCAGAAATAGAGATTACCAACCTTCATCACNACATTGTGAA